TACTTTTTGAATGGCATTCTTAACATCCTGTATTGTGCAGTTAGAATTAAGCATCACGTTCTCCCATAAAATCTCGTTGCATAAGTTTCATCGTAACGGTCAAACAAATACCAACATGCGTTATCTTTACCTGCGGTTTTGTCGAACCATTTGACACGACCAACGCTTACGATCTTTCTTAGGCGAGGCATGAATGGAATGGATTGCTTAGTGTGTACCCAATCAGCATCAAACAGCAGCCAAGTAGGTCTGAGGTCTGAGAACTGAGGTATTAAACTGTGTAAAATCTTACGCTCCCAAGGTGGGTTGGTAATAATTAAATCTGCATCATTTAAATGCTCTTCAGTTAGCTCACAGGCATCTTGGATACCAATACCACCTTCCTGTGGTTCAATGTCCCACGAACTTGAACAGGTTAGTCCAATCTCATGAAGTGATCGGATTAATGCACCGTCCCCTGCACATGGTTCGCAGAAGGTTTGATGCTCCTGAAGGTAAGGCCAAATAGGAAATACAGCCTCACGAGGGGTTCTATAATAATCTCTTGGATTTCTTTCAAAGTTTGATCGTTTTCCCATTATACAACATACCTGCTTACTTCAGGTTCTATGTTGCAAATGACGCAACCGTGATAACCACTTAGCTTATTCTTGCTTATGTTTATAAATCGTGTGTGGTCAGGATTATCATCTTCGGCGGCATTATGTTTGCCTACACCAATGATCAGATCAGCTTCTGCTGCTTTACCTGTCTTTGATCCCTCAAGCATCGAGAAGTCTATACGAGTACGCCCATCAGCATCAGCACTTGCTTGGCTAATACCCAGTAGCGCACAGTCATGGCGTTTAGCTAATTCACGTAAGCTTCGATACAACTCTCTAATGCGTTCATGAGAAGCATTGTAATTACCTGCAATATTAATTTTATCTGCCTGGTCTATTACAATTACATCAGGTTTTATCTTTTCACAGTAGCCATTGATGGTATCTAAATCCCATTCTTGAACATCCTTCATGATGATCCTGTCTTGGATCGATAAGTATTTGCTCATAGCTAGATCAGGATTGTCTGCGATTTGCTCACGGGTCATGCCAGAACATGCTTGGATAGCTCGTAGCTTAGTTCGTGTGGTTTTCTCTTCATTACCTAAATACAAAACCTTTGCACCCTGTTGAGCAAAGCCACCAGGAGCAGCGCAGAAGCTAATAGCTAATGCAGACTTACCTGTTTCAGGGCGGGCAAAGATAATACCAAATTCTGATGGGCCTATGCCGTACACATTACGGCTCAGTGTTTCTATGTTAAACTGCCAACGATTATCATTAGAGGTTTCAGCTAACAGCTCGTAGATATCATCTGTTGTTGGCTCACCAAAATCATCAGGCATGTATGAATCTTTGGTACGCTCTAGCAGGGATATAAGGTTTCCCATCGCCGTGGTATCGCCTTCAGACATGTTGATACCAAAATTGGCAATGTCTCTGCCAATCTCTCTGCGCCATAAGCTTTCAATGACATCTGTAGCTATAGTATCTGTGATTTTATCTGCGTACTTCAATTGATCAACAAGATCTCTGAAGTCATTTATCTCTGCGGTAGTCGCTACAGGGTTCTCTGTTAACCAAAGCGAATATAAATCATCAGGTTTAATATCTATTTCGTATTTGGTGTGTGCTTTACCTAGTAAATTATAAATCTGTGCAAGTTCATCTGAGAATATTGATCGGCGTAATCTATGTTTTGTGTTTAAATAGGTGTTGTTATTAAGTAACGTCTTTATTAATTGTATTTCCACTGCTCTGCCCTTCCATGTGACACTCTTTATGCCACTTAGTAATAAACAGATTTAGAAATAAAAAAAGCCCCAATCTTTCGACTAAGGCATTTTTCTTTAATTAATGTTTTAAATCAGGAAGTTAACTATTCCTAAACTTCATGTTCTTAATATCTGGTGATTGATCACCTCGACGCTCTTTCATATCTACTTGGTGGAAGACAACTCTCTTATTGCCTTTTACAATAGATGCAATCGCATCTTCTAACTTCTTCTGTTCTTCTGCAGCTACTAAAAAGCCACCATCTAGATCGTAGTCTATGACTACTATTCCACGACATTTCATGTCGATCTCCTATAAAAATATATTATGTAAAATTATTACATGCACCTATTTGTACGCATGTAGTCCGATTTAAAATCTATTTCAATAGGAATTTAGGTGGGCCAGTAAAAGGATTACACCACGAGGAAACTGGTCTAGAATTGCCACCATGAGGTGCAAAACCAAGGCTCTCAACTTTCTTCCAAATCGGATGCTTTTGCATCCGCTCTTTTGGTAATTGATCTATGTGTATATGTTTCCTACAATCCATACCTATCTCCTATAAATAAACTATTAAAATTTAATTTATTAAGAGTTTGGCCCAGATCGTGTGGTATTACACCAACTAGAAACTTTTACCCCGTAAAATCCACTAGCACATCGAGCCATCTTATTTACGTTAATCACTGTTATAATACCTTTCTACAAAACGTATAGTCGTTTGCTTTCTACATAACTAAATCTTCGATTGCTTGTGTAGTAAGATATTTTAAATCAAGTCTGGTAAATCTTACGTTACAATGCATATTTAGCTTCCTTGCTATAGATATTGCTTTAAGTGATGCGTCATTGTCAAGAACTAATGTGATTCTTTCGTATTTACTAAGTGTTTTAGCTATACTTTTAGTGATGTTCGTACCTAATAGCGCAATTGCGGTTATATTGTCACAGTTAGCTACGCTGCAAGCTGATGCTACATCCTCTACTAGCACCGCATGTGTACCATTCCCTATACATATACCTTTGGATAGGTCACCATAGCTCCACCACTTAGCTCTAACAGGGCGTAAGGATCTACCTACTGCACCTGTACCTTCAGAGTTATAGAAGAGTACACGGTCTTCTACAGGGGCATACCTGATCTTTATATCGCCTCTGAGGTAAGCGTCATAACTGTTAACATGTTTGAGATAACTAACAGCAGGTAAGTGATTCGTTACTCTCGTAGTTAAGGTTGGTATCTCTTTATATTTAGCTTTGAAGCGCTGGGTTGCAGTACCTTCAAGATAAGATCGTGCTGCATTGATATCTCTTTTACCAGTGTATGCACCTTTAACACCGCAGGATGCTCTGTAGCAGTTCCAGATTAGCTTTCCATCAAACTTATCTAAAGTGAATTTGTTTTTACCGCCACAGAAAGGGCAATCGGCTGTATGGCGATCACCTTCTTTTAGTATGATGGATTTTACATATTCAACCTGGTCACGATAACTAGACACGGTTCTTAACTCTGAATATTTCGCCACAATCATCGCAATGATGATGGAATATTAAACAGCGATCTTCCAGGTTATCTAATTTATGTAGGCCTGTTTTAAGATCAGACACGCCTGTATAAGCCACAAGTAAAACGGGCTGACCTATTGTTATAAGTTTATGACATGTGTGGCAGGATTGTATTTTCTTTGCGTTATATTCTTCGACTCCTAAGAGTTCTTTTGTTTTTGTTTTGCTCATTACTTTTCCTCAATGATTAGTTCTATTACTAACCCTGGGCGGGTTAGCCGTAGGCTACTAACAGTGACACATAAGTCAAGCCTTTTATTGAGTGGCTGAGTTATGGGGTCAGTAACATTTAGCGTCCGTAACCCATTGAAATCATTGAATAAACACACAACCTGAAGGTCGTAGGTTCAAATCCTACTCCCGCAACCAGTGCATTGATTTCATTGGGTTTTTTTCCCAGAATAATGTAAAGATAATAAATGTTTTTGTTTTTCGTTGTCAATACACTAAATTTCAAAAACATTTTGTAATTATTCTCCTATTAAAGCTGCCCAAGAAACAGGGTACAATGTACCCATTACTTTGTTAATATCATCTGCAATGATTCGTGTCTCGTTCTGCGTATCTTTATTACAGCGCAATTTACACATATCTGCAAATGCATCTAAACTGCCAGACCAGTACCATTCAGTCATGAGATTAGCAGGAAGCACGATTCTTGCTTGCTCCTCACAAATTCCCATTTCCAATAAATGTTTATACAGAGATATATCATAAGATTGAGTAGCTCGTATCTCCACACCTTCAATAACAACTGTATCTGACGATCCCTGCTTCTTATCGTGTGATTTACCACGCCAAGTTGTCGGCTCATAGAGTTTAGGTTCGTTGGATACATAACGCCTGGAGATTTCATTCCACCGCAGAAACTTATGCTTAACAAGCTGACGTGCTACAAATATAGGAGCAGCAATATGAAATGAAACAAACGCATGTCCAAACGGTGAGGTGTGTTTATGTTTGGCTAGAAACTTAATTAGCTTTGTGTCTAACTCAGTATCAAATACATCATGCTTCTTACCAAAACTTACTCGTGCAGCATTAACAACTGATAAGTCTGAACCCATATGGTCTATTAGTGTAGCGTTAATCATTATCCAAACCTTTTGTTAATACCTGCTGTAGCCAATTTAACTGTTGGGCGTACATAAATAGCTAGAACGTCTACACTCTTATGGCCTGTAACGGATCTAAGCTCTGTGTTAGTACACCCTGCTTCTGCCATCTCAGTAGCACCAGTACGGCGCAGATCTCTCATTTGCAGTAATGAAGGTAGGTTTGCCTGATTACGAACTCTACAGAATACCTTGTTGTAATGGCGGCGATCATAAGTTTTACCTGTCTTCTCATAGTAAACAATATGGTTGTGATTTGTATTCACAGTTGCTGATTGTAATCGCTCAAGCAATCGTGGTGATGCAGGGATATCAACTACTGACTTATTCTTTTCTTGCTCAAAGCCAAAGCGTTGGTTTTTGTACTTATCCCAAGTCATTTGGCGCATATCACCAGGACGTTGGCATAGATCATAACACATTAAAGCCATAGTCCCCATACTAGGCAAACCCATTTGATCAGCAGTCTGTATAAAAAGCTGCACTTGCTCTGGCTGCCAAAGTACTTTTGGGCGGCTATCTACTGGTTTCTTTAAACCCATATTTCTAAAAGGATTAAACTTTATACCACTTCTACGCTCTCCAACCGACCAGATACGTCTTAGAACCTTACAGGTATGATTAGCTCTATGTGTACTTACATCTTCTTCAAGTTGCTGATGTAAATCTCCTGTGTATTTAACATCTATGTTGCTAATACGCATATTTTGAAATGTTTTACGGGATTCACCAACCCGAACACCTCTCATACATCCTAATAGTTGATTGTATGTACGCTTTGAGTTTGCAGTAAGGTTTTTCCACTCTTGGCTTTTCTTGTACTGATCAATCAATGATTCAACAGTATCAACCTCAAGGTATTTCTTATTTTTACCCCGTTTGTGTGATTCGTATGCCTCTTGAATATCTTTAGAATACTCTGTTGCATCTGATTGATTGGTAAACACCATGTACTGTGCATTTACGGCTGCTTTTACATATGCAGGTGGGCTTACAACCCATTTTAACGATCCGTTTTTAACTGGTCGTGAATATATATATTTCATCTTAGACATAACTAACTCCCATAGCCTCATAACTTACATGAAGCTACTGAGTGGCATTAGTAATGTCAATACTATAAATAATGCTTGCTTAATTGGGTGGCTTTGTTATAGTAAAAGGGTAGTCACTTCTCCCTGGCTACCCTTCCTCACCTCTGCCCCTCGGAATTAACGTTCTGGGGGGTTTTTCTTTGGAAAATACTCGCACGTCAGTACTTAATAACAGCTACTGATTCGTACTCATCTGCATAAGCAGAGTGATATGGAATAGCTACTGCTTTACCATCTAATAATATGATTTGTTGATCTTGCTTTTTGGTTTCTACAGCCTCTGCTGCGTCAATCATAGCTTCGCCTATCTCTCTAGCCTCGTGTTTTTTAAGTATCTTCAACGATCTTTCCTTTCATATTTT